CACGATAAGTGCCTGACTTAGTAGGCGCTTTCGTAGATTCTACAGTTTCATTACTCCACGCAACACCACGGTAGATTCCTTTTTTAATAGGATTACCTTTTGTAGTATTTTCGGGATTATATTTGATGCCTCTGTAAAACATACCAATCTCCGTATTTACAATTAATTAAAATTGCGTTCCTTCGACCCAATGTCTACTTCCGACTCAATATAGAGTTGAACGATGGTATCTTGAGTATACCAATAGTATTTATACAAAAATAAAGTGTAAAAAAAAGGAGTCCGAAGACTCCTGTTTTTCTTTTTACTAGTTATGCGGTTCGTATGATACGAACAAAACGAGATTCGAACCCGTTTCCTTCTAGGTCATACTTGACAACATCACTAGTAAATTCCTTACCCTTCTTACGAATTCCAGCAGGCGCTGAAGGACGGTAAACTGCTTTACCATCTTCTTGTGGGATAAGAAAACATGCACCGATTGCCGTGGTATCCCAAGGATAAGATGCACGAGTGGTTTGAACCTTCGAATCAAGTGCCCGAGTCTGTTCAACAGTGAGTTCGTAGAACTTCATTTTTTGCTTCCTTTTGTAGTGGTCTAAAGTATAATCATCAATGATTATGCGTGTTACTATACACGAGACCGCACAAAAAGTCAATCATTTTTTTCAGTTTTTTTCCGACCAGTAATGGGTGGTTAGGACAGGGACAAAAAAAAGGGAGTCCGAAGACTCCCTTAAAAATTGGTAGGTTACCCCTACTCTTGTTTTTTGATACTCAGATTCTTATGTTAGGATGTTATCCACACGGAAGATTCTGTAGTAAGGGTTGGTTTTAACAGCAGCCAAACCGTTAGCAGGAGTAGACCCAACAAATGGGTTACTTGCCATACCGTAACGAGTTTTGAACCCGATACGTGGTTGGAAGTTGTCCTCACCAATTGCCTTAACCATTTGCAATGGAACGTATGGGCAATAGAATACACCAGCGTCATAAGGGTTAGTACCTTTATAACCAACTGTTACGTAGTCAGTATTTGCATACGGGTCGATATAAACTTTAATACGACCATTAAGTGTTCCAGCAAAAGTATTACCAGTGTCGTCAACTTGTAAGTTGGCGCTGACAGCAGGTGAGTAGTCAAGAGACCCAGCAGCTGCAAGTGCAGTAGCAACATCAGAAGAACAGATAACTACGTTACCTTTTCCACGTCTTGTTTCTTTTGCAATTACGTTTGCTTCACGGTCAAGTTGAACTGTCAAACCTTTAAACTTCTCAGCACTCCAACGTCCATCAGCATCTGAAGAAAGGTTAAAGATACCATTCTTAGTTACGTTAGCTTGGAGAGCACCAGTTTTAGCTTGTGAGTTAATAGTTCTGATAACTTCACGGTTGATTTCAGCAAGAATTTCTGTAGACAGAATATTTGCTAATTCTGTTTCAGCGTCAAGACCATGAATCGCTTTAAGGTCTTGTGCAAGTTCTACAGTGTACTCAGCTTTCAACGCACGAGAAACAGCAGTCACAGTTGATTTCTCAATTGTGAATCCCATTTCGTGGAATGAAGAACCACCACTTGAACCCATTGCTTCTGCATCAACAGTTGGCATACCAGTAGCAGCCAATGAAGTCAATCTCATAGCGTCAGCAGAGTCACCTGAAGGTGAGATTCCGTTGAAACCTGAAACGTTATCAGAATCATGTGTTCCTGAACTGTCTCCTGAGAATTGAGTTTCAGCTTCGTTAAACAAAGCTTCACGGTTTGATGTAGAACCACCTTGGTATCTTGCCTTCATAGCGAAGATAAGACCAGTTGGGCCATTCATAGGTTGAACACCAGCAACGTCATATGCGATAAGATTAGGCATTGCACGTCTGACTAGTGAAATCAACACAGGGTCAAAGTTGCTAACAGAACCAGTGTTGTTAGCAGGGGAAGCAGCGTTCTCTGATAAGAATGAACCCATCTCGGCACGTTGCTCTTGTAGTGCTTTTTCCTGATTTTCAAGGACAGCTGCAGTTACAGCACGTCTGTTGTAATCAGTAATTGCACCAGCGGACTCTTCGTTAAGAACGGGAGACCACTTTTCAATCAGATTGTCGTAAGATTGTTGCATTTTACTCTTCCTTAATTAATTTATTTCTTTGGGGAAATTTTCTTAATAGCAGAAACGTATGATTCCATTGAAGAACTTAGTTCTACTGTTTCATCAGCGTCACTAGATTCTAAGATTGTGTCATCACTTGTTTCTACAACTTCTTTTGCGAAGTGTGACTCTACGATTGTTTTAACTTTAGATTCAAAAGAATCATCAAAATCAAAACCTTCTACGAGCGACTTCAATTTTTCTACTTGTGTATCGGCAAGACCACGAGATGCTTCACGTATGATTGCATCCTTTTTAAATCCTTCCAACTCACCAGCAGTGTCTATAACTTTCTGAGTAGATTCATTGAGACGAGTCTCAAGGTCTTCTACTTGGTCAGCAAGTTCGTCAACTAAATCTACTTTGGACTCAGGGACTTCAATATAAGACTCTGTGAATACACCTTTCAGTTTCTCCATGAAAGTCTCAGCAATTTCAGCACGGAGACCGTTCTGAATTGCAACTTGATTATCTGACATCCAAGTTTCAACTACATAGTTAAGGTAGCTGTCTACTTTCTCTACAAGTTCTGCTTTAGTTGAAGATACTTCTTCATCTAACTCTTCCTTGTACTGTTTTTCCATTCTATCAATTTCTTCTGATAGTTTAGACTTTACAGCAGCTTCAAAAATAGTTGCGGTTTTAGCTTTAAACTCATCACTGAGAGTAGCTTCAGACTCGACCAATGCATCAAGTTCAGCAGTAGTGTCAATCTGTTTTTCAACGATTGATTCATCTTCGTCCATTTCTACTGACTCTTTGTGATATGATTGATACATGCCTTCCATGTCTGCTTTAGACATTTTTTGCATTTTGTCAAACATTGCACTAATCATGCCCGCTTTAGTTTTTGGAGCAGGAGCTTGTTTTTTGACTGCATCTTCAGCGTCATCCACAGATTTCTCTGCTTCATCTTCGTCCTTACCCTTGTCGAGTAATTTGTCTGCCTCAGATATAGTCTCGTTTTCTTCGAGAGTTTCTTCTTCCACGATTTCGTTAATGTCGTCTTCGTGGAGTTCGACCTCTTGATTTACTTCTTCTGTCATAATCGACACTCCTCTATATTTGCGATTTTATTAACGAGAGGAAATTTTTAAACTCACGAATTTGCACTTCGGGTTGAAATGCTTTCGGAGCTGTTCTAATTTCAGTCTCCATTTCTTCAATTACCTGTGGAGAAAGAATACCGTTATTCCAAACCCAATCTACACCTTCCATAACACCATTAACAAAGGCTTCGGGAGCAGATGGGTCTTGTACGATGTCAACCGTACTAAGAATGAAGTCTTTACCGACTTCCATAGCACCATTCTTCTGCACAAGGCTACCCATACCACGAGTTGACACACCTAGTTGCACACCACCTTCGAGTAAACCTTCTACGATTTTACCCATTGGAGTTGGCAATACTTGTGCCTTTCCGACCACATTGCTTCCCTCAAATTTAAGGTCAGTAATGAGATGCGAAACTTTATCAAGATTCACCGTTGGGCCTTCAGGGTGATTTAACTCACCAACCGCACGATGCGTCTTTACTTGTTCTTTTACGTATTTGTTTACCGCTTTCTCTAGAATAGGTTTAGGGTAAACACGTCCGTTTCTGTTCTTCTTGTCTGCCTGAGCGAATACACCTTCGATGACGTATTTCTTTTCACCGTTTTCTTTCTTCTCTACGATGCATTGAACATCGCTAGTTGTGTACTCTGTTATCAGTTTCATTAGGTCAATTCCCTTATAACTGTCTCAGCTGCCTTTTGGGCATCCTTCAGACTTCTAAATGCGTCAAGACGGTCACCGTCTACATACGCAACGAAAGGAACATTCTCACGTCCTTTGATATCAGGACGCTTGATTATTTCAACTTGTATACGTTTGATTTTCTTTTTGAATACAACCTCACCTTCCTTCTTAGAGGTGTTTCTACGTATTTCAGAAAATGTTTTCATAACAAGTTCAATTCCTTTACTATTATTTATACGAATGAAATTTTCTACGGCGAATTTTCTTCGCTTTCTTCGTCAGATTCTTCTATTTCAGGTTCAATTTCACCCGATTCGAAGTCGTTTTCGATTTCTTGGTCTACAATTTCTTCTTCTGTATCGTTAAATATAGTCGATGCTACTGCGACCTTTTGCGCTTCTAAGGCATCACTAATCTTATCATTAATGATACCACTAAACGAAGTCTCTGCTTTTGCGAGTTCTCCGTCTGTAATTTGGTTTACAAGTTCTTCAACCGCAGACGGTTGTTCAACTTGTTGTTCCTCTTCATTTTCTACTTGGTTTTGAATATCTTCTGACATTGGATTCTCCTATAGATTGTGTAGTCATATTTTCCGCATCTGTTTCTTCAAATGCATCGTCACCTTCATCTTCCGAGTTAGCGTTTTCCGCTTCTACTTGGTCTTTCATTTCCTGTATGTCTTCGTCTGTCATTTGCATGACATTCTTCATTACCCATTCTCTACTAAAATATTCACCTACATACGAGGATACAGCATCAAGAGTTGACAATCTATCTTGGAGAATTTCAGTGTTTTTCAATTCGGTGAAGTGGTTATCTCTCAGATAGTCAACGTTGATGTCATTCTTCCATGATTCCCAATCCTGTTCAGTAATCACACCTTTCATGATTAACTGTTTGCGTAGGATTCCAAAGAATAACATGGAGAACCTCTTACGTAATCTATCGATAAACTTCTGAAACTTAACTTCATCTCTACT